AGCCCGGCCGACTAACAAGCTTTGCAAATGGCTATTACGTCTAGACCAAACCGCCCCGCTAGAAGTCTGGTTTAATTGCAATACAACCGCTTCCCCGGGTCGCAAAAAGAACCTTTGAATCCCATCGGAGAACAACCGCCCGCCGCTATTGATCCAAATCTGGATAATAGATGTACCTTCATTTAACAAATAGAATGATTTTGCCTTATCATCGGGGGTTTCCGTTGCGGGGTCTGGTAAATTTATAATGCTAGTTGGCCCGCCCGTATAACGGGAAATCAAATATGGTCCATCGGCATTTAGATCAACTGTATATGGTGTAGCGCTAATAACGGTAATTGGAAGTCTGCAAACACAACTTGAAATCGGTTTTGGTACCCATTGTTTAGCGGGGGTTGTCTCATATGCTAATATATCATCTTCATTAGCGGGCGAACCTACAATCGGCTCGCCTAGAATCGAGTCAATTAAAATCTTATCTGCCCCGCTAAATTTATGTGTGTCTGCATGTAAGTTAGGATCTCTAGGATCGGACTTATCATCTAACGTAGCATCTGTAATAACGCTATTCAAATCGGCTAATGTGCCCGGTAGCAAGTTGCCCGGTTCGGTTCTATGCGGATTGTCTACCCTTGCTAAGTGGTTATCTAATTCGTCATGATCGGCCACCCCATGCCCGTCTAATAATTGATGTTCGATCTTTGTAGGGTCAATATCGATCTCAATTGCGTTTGTATTCGGGTTGAAGGTAGCAATGACTTTATCGCTTCCAACGTCTACATTATAGAATTGAAGCGTTACCCCGTCTTTTCCCGCATACCAACCTAACCCGCTTGTTCCGATATTCTCCCCAATGTTTACTTCCCCGCCCGGTAGCGGGATTCCTTGCCCATATGATGCGTCTACTAATGCATCAATAAGGTTACTCACTAAAACATGGTCGGTAATATCTGCCATAATGGCAACTCCTTTCTATGCTGTTTATCTAACAGCAGTAGCATAATTTAGCGTTGAAATATCAATTAGCATTTCGTTAATAGCGTCCAACGTTGGATCTATTTGATCATCGTGCCTATGAGACATTTCCGCGCTAAATTTTTGGAACTCCAATATATACTCTGCTAACCATATAGAAGCTTGCGGTAAATATACCTTTCCTTCCGCTATCGAAGGCGCGCCGCTTCTAGCCCTAGATACTTTGTCCTTATCCCTTGGAATACCGCTGATATATCCTTTCCCCTTTTCTTTGTTGATTTCTTGAATCAACCCAATTCCGCTACTCTTATCTTCTACTCGTCTAAAACGAGTTCCCATTGTATTAACGCCCCTAATGAATTCATGTTTCTTACAAAAGGCTATAAACTCTTTTTTCAATTCCGGCGCTTCCCATTTGCCCCGGGACTGGTCTAACAAAAATATCTTTCCTTGTGCATAGCCCCACAATTGAAAAACGCTCCAATCGTGTCTAGCTTCTTTCTTCATTGCTGTATCAGCATAGATATTTTTGTATTGCAAGCTAACGACGTTGCCCGGTTCTATTACAATGGTGTTTGAAATTGGATCATAAGCTTCATAATAACGCCACCATTCCGTTTTGAATAGCGAGCCCCCGATCGTTGTGGGGTTTTGGTCATACTGACTCGAAAACGTGTATTGCGTTTTAGGGCTTGTTTTAAGCTTATCTATCTCTTTCCTACTGTGCTTATACTCCCATAACGGCCCGGGTTTTAGATTGTGTTTAATCGGTATACCGTGGGTATATTCTGCCGGATATGGATCGGGGTGTTTTGGTATATCAACCGGTAATATCAAATGATCCCATAAATCGCCCGTTGCCCCACGAAGTAAAAAGCCGCTTGGATCATCTTCATGAATCCTTTGCATGATTACAATGATAGGAATATCTTCGTGAGCTAATCGGGAATTGAAAGTGTTAACAAAGTAATTGTTAGCCGTATTGCGCTTTGCATCCGAAAAGGCATCTGCCGGTTTCAATGGATCATCAATGATGATAGCCCCGCTAAATCCCGATTCCATTCGGCCAGCCCGAAAACCGGTGATACCCCCGCCCGATGGAACCGCAAGCAATCCGCCACCATATTTATTTTTCCAACGTTTCTTAGCTTGCGTATCAACTTTGAATTCGCTAGGCCAAAGGGCTTGATACCAATCTGTTTCTATGGTGTCTCTAATTGCTACACTGTTTTCATAAGCTAATTCATCTGAATAACTGATATGGATAAATCTAGCCCTTGGATTTCTCGCCAGCCCCCAGGCTATGAACGAAATAACTGCTAACATGGTTTTGGTATAACCGGGCGGAACATTGATTATAAGCCTAGTTGTTTTGCCTTCGTATACATCCATTAAAGCTTGCGCTAATAGCCAGTGGTGGCGGTTTAGGATAAAGCGGTTATTCTCCCTTATCCTATGAAAGAAGCGAGTAAAAGCCAATATGGAGCTTTCTAGAACGTATTTAAGGATTCTTAACCGATTCGGTTCAAACTCTCTAGGCAATCCGATCGGGCCAGCATAAACCGGGGCGGGGGAATCATCAAAGGAGAATATATCTAATTCGGACATTAGAATTCACTGATAAACCATGCTTCAAATTCTTCTATTTCATCGGGGGTAAGCGGCTTTAGTATTACGTGTTTATGTGCAACCTTGCCACGAATAGAAACCGCTTTCTTCTTACCATAGAGATATTCCATTAACTGTTTAGCCGCTTGCGAGGATTCCGCTAACCCAACTGGAACCGGGCGATACAAATCAGTTGATAAAACCAAGTTGCAAATTTGTCTCCATTCGGAATCGGTAGGTTTGCGATCTTCATCGCGGATTTGCTTGATTGTGCGGTAAAGTTTCGAGTCCTTACCCCTTGGATCAATCCCCGCCATAAGCGAAGCAAGGAATTTAGCCGGTTCGCCTAATATATCATCATTACAAACCGCTTCTATTGCTTCCCTAACCTTTTTAGAATCATCCATAGTACCAACTCCTTAATCTGTATCATACCTACTAAGTTAATCTTCCGCAACCGCAAGTTTCATCTTCGAATGAAATGTGAACGAATCGGCACCCGTCCAGATCCATATTGACCTTTAATGATTTCATATAGTTAACCCCTGTTTTTCGAATAAGCGGTTTTTTCGTTCAAGTTTTATTCGAGAGATAAGCTTATGTAATCGTTAAGGAATTCGGAAAAAGCTTGAACGAAAAGACCAGTTTCGCGGACTAAATACCCCCTACAGGTAATATATTTTTTTCTAAAAATAATTATTCTTGATATATTGCTTATATTTCCATTAATTATTTTTCTCTATATTTCTTTCTTCGCCCGCATAGGTAAAACAGAAAACGGATCTATTCGAATTTTTCCCATTTCCCTAATCATTATGGTAACTTAACACCCCGAATATTCTCGAACGGTTTTCCGCTTCATTCGAAAATTACCACCTAACCCATTGGAATCATTCAATTCACATTTGAACTCCATAGGATAATGATTCATTCACATTCATTCGAAACACAAAACCGGCTTACTTGAACAGAGATATACAAGCATATTTTATCAAATAATATGACATCAAAGTCATATGCAAAAAAGTAAACTAAGCTTTATATAGCTATTACAAACACTTACAAAAAAATACTTTTTGCATAGCAAAACTGGCTAAAACAGATTACTTAATGATTACAATACCCATAGTATGACATATATGTCAGCTATATAAAAATTGCATATGCGATAAAGCGCCGATTGAAAAACTTGCATAACGCTTTTTCCGCTGTTAGCTGAATTAATTGTGACAATTGCGTGAATTTTGCGCTATAACTTGGCATATGGAATGCAATAGCAGGGGTTTAGCATGAAACGATCAAAAACAGACAACGAAAACGAAAGGGGCTCGAACAATGCAATTTCCAAAAACTTTCGAAATCGACGGATTCAAGGTTACTCTTTACGCCACGGAAACGGATAAGTGGGGTGAACACAATATCAACTTGAAGATTGACGGGGAATTTTGCGGTAACTACTTGCGCCCTTGGGGCTTGGCTATGTCCGCTGATTTGGCGCGCGAATTGGTTAACGAGTTTTTCGGCAACTAGAAAGGGGCTAGCAATGACGATAGAAGAAATCCGAAAGAAAATTGAACGGGCTAGATCGTTCCGCATACGAGTAGGATTTTTTGACA